ATGAAATTTACTGACAGAAGCATCGCCGCCCTACCGTCACCGGACCGTCACCAAAAGCTGTACAGCGACGATGCGCTCGCGAGCTTCGGCGTGCGGGTATCGAAGGGCGGCGCAAAATCTTTTGTGCTTACGCTCGACAAGGACCGGCACCGCATCGTGATCGGCCGCTATCCGACCGTCTCGCTGTCGCAGGCGCGGACCAAAGCCAAAGAGATCCTTGCAAAGCGGCAGCTCGGCATAGAGGAACAGCGTTCCCCGTATTTTGCGCAGGTGCAGGACGAATTTTTGGCCGGGCGTGAAGGCAAGCTGCGCGCCACAAGCTACCGCAAAGACGTGGCGCGGCTGAAAGCATTCAAGTCATTCGAGAGAACCCGAATAGCGGATATCAAACCGCAAGACGTGCAGGACATTCTCGACAGCTTGACTGCCACCTCAACAAAGCATGAGGCGTTGGCCCGCTTCATACTCCTGATACGGTTTGCCATAAAACGACAGTATATATCGACCTGGCCTTTAGACTATCTCGAAGGCCGCCGAAAGTGCGCTGCGCGCGAACGCGTGCTCACCGATGACGAGATCAAAACCGTCCTTCAAGTCGCGAGGATATGGCGCGTTGGGGGGCATAGTTACGGAAGCATCGTTGAGCTGTTGGTCTACACAGGCCAGCGGCGGCAACAGATTGGCAGCCTTGATCGCTCTCACGTCGATTTTGAGAACGACACGATCACCTGGCCGCCGGAATTGATGAAGTCCGGGCGTCGGCATATGATACCGCTCGGCGCTCACGTGCGATCGCTGTTGGAGCCCGGCCGGAGCCTCTATTTTCCGAACAAGTACGATGCTCCATTTTCATTTGCGAGCGCGCACGATCGCGCCTTCCGCAAAGATTGCGGATTCGCCGATTGGGTCTTGCACGACATCCGAAGAACAGTCGCCACCCGCTGGCAAGAAATGGGTATCGAGATCGCGACCACTGAAAAAATGCTAAGCCATTCAATGGTTACGGGTGGATTGGTAGGCGTCTACCAAAGAAGTACATATTTGACGCAGATGCGCGAGGCTGTTCATCGCTGGGAAAATTATATAGAAGCCCTCCTATCAAAAACGGAGGGCACCGATGTCCGATAGTAATTTTGCTGATTTCATTACTCGGGAACGGGATCGGCTGAGCGCGGAACGCGCCGAGATTTTCACTCAGCAGCAGGAATTGGAGGGGAAACTTACTGCGCTGAATAATGAGATGCGCGCGATCGACGCCTACGAAACAGCGAAGAGCGGCAAGGCAGCGGCCCCTACTCGTAGGGCGAGTACCGGCCGGCAAACCCGCCGTGGCAGCAAGCGCGAGGAGCTGATAAAAATCATCGCTGAAGGCGGCGGCCTCTCTCGCGGCCAAATCTTGGAGCGCATGAATCTTAAAGGCGACAAGGCCGGCGAGATGTCCGTCTCCAACGCTCTGACCGCGCTTACCAAAGGCAACCAGGTCCGCAGAGAAAACGGGAAATATCTCGCAGCGTGAGCCACGTTGCCTATACGCAGCGAAGCTCAACATCGCTTATAGTCGCTCCCGCCTGATGGCATCCGCCGGAAGGACTTAGGCCGCAAGCCTAAGGTGCGTTGCGCAACGCCCACTCAAACTGGGATTAGCGCAATGGACGATGAGTTGTTACTCACTGGCGAGGTGTGCAAGCTAGCCAAGATCTCACGAGCAGGGCTCGGAAGATGGCGCAGAAAGCTGGGGTTCCCGATGCCGATCCACATCGGAGGGCATAATCGAACCCCGGCGCGGTATTGGAAGAGCCAGGTGCTCGCTTGGCTGGCAACACACCGGCCCTAGAACAAAAAGTCCGTACCCTCAGAGGGTCGGCAACCCGCCTGATCAGCGGGTCAACGAGAGCCCCGGTTTTTCCGGGGCTTTTTTTTCAACTAAACCACGTTGATTCTTGACAAGATACTCAACTAGCGCGTGGAATCTCCCAAAATATAGGGAGATACGCTGTGCTGAAATGGATGTTTAGCGCAGGCTGCGCGCTGATTGTGTTCCTCACAATCGTCATCCTTGGCGAACGGCATGATTGGTGGGGATCGCCTGTACCGAGGCAACCCGCTGCCGCTGTGGTGCCGTCGGCTGTTACGCCATCTATTCCATCCATAGTGGCTCCAAGCGCGAACGCGGCCCCAAGCGTCCAATCAGCTTCAGGGCCATGTAAGCCCGGATTCAAATTCCAAGACGGCATGTGCGTCTCGCCATCCAACACAGTAGATGCGAACGGACCCGACCCATATCGGCAGGTTCAGCCATGTACGCCGGGCGAAACCCGGCAGATCAAAGTGCCTCTGCCCGACGGGGACGGTTTCCGACTCGTTGATCAAACGTGCCGCACACACTCCGCAAATGGCGGCTGACTAGACTCGGAGATGAATAAAATGGACTTCCAAGTCACCCGCACAGTCATTAGCCCCCGCAGCATCAATCTCGTAGTTCAGGCTATCTATACAACTGACGAGGCCGAGGCATTGAGTGAAGCAGGCGCATGGCACTCGCCATGTGTCAAAGACATTTATGCGATCATAGGCGTGCTGCGATTGTCAAAACCCGAGGAAACCATTCGTGCTCCGACATTTCAACAACTCTCACGTCCGGGAATTCTAATACAGAATTTCTCTCCGTATTATGCTGATAGATTCGAAGCAAATTTCTTGCGCGAATATGGCAAAAAAATTCAACAAGCAATGGAGCCTTATCTGGGCGCGTTCATGCAATCCGATCACCAAAGATTGGAAGGCGACCGCGACGATCATATGGGCAGGTCTAGCGGCTCACATAACACCACCTCGCGAATTCTGAAGTGGTGAGCGATGCCTCCAAACGAACCCTATCAACGCCGTCGCTACGTACCGCCGGAATATCTGCGGCCATCCGTAACCTCGAGCCCAAATCCTGCGCAGTCCGGAGCATCGCCGTTATCCGAGCAGCCGCTTACCCCGAATACGCCATCCTACGATCATGTGCCTATCCAGCGACACTCTAGGATCGTCCTCCTCGATTTTTTGCGAGACCGCATTGCTCCGCCTACCCCACCCACTTTTCCCGATATTGAAGGCATAGACTGGCGCTTCGATGATTTCGAGCGCTCAGACGATAATGAAGTCAGGCTGTATCTCTACCTTTCACCGGAGTACGTCGGGAAGACGCAATATTTTGGCATCGAGCACGAGGTTTTTGAGAAAGAACCCGTGGCCGACGAGGTGACGCTTCAACGGATCGAAGAGACGATGCAGCACGAAATCGCCGCTGCACCAAGCCCACACTACCGAGCAGCGCTGGAGCTTGAGCACGAAGAAATGCGGCGCTGGCTTAGTGGCCAGACAATGGGCCTTACAATCGCCAATTATAGAGCGTTTCCGTTCCGCAGAAATTTTCCTGATCGGCTTCGAGCGATGCTAGGGCGGCAGAAGCTCAACAAGATCATGAGTGATCTGAAGAAAAAATTGGATGACGTGAAGCGATGAGCAAATTTGACGAGCTGAGACAAATTCACGAGCAATGGAAGAAAGACACACTTTACGGCAAACATACGCCCGAAGAAATAGATTATCTAAAGCTTGACCGGGAAAGAGAAAAACAGAGAGAACGTGACCGCGAGCGCGGGCCGACTGGACCACGGATCTCACTCGACGCGCGCTACGAAGGAATATACGTCTGCGGACGCCCCGGATCGGGTAAGACGCAGCTTCTTCAGGAGCGATTGCTTCCCGATCTCGATATAGTGGCGGCGGGCAAAGCCGCAGTGGTCGCAATCGATCCAACCGGCGATGTTGGCGGCGATAGACCATCCCTCATCCATGTTCTGACGCGGCTAAAGCGATTTGCACATGGCGGCGATCTTTACAATAGGCTGATCTACATAGATCCCCTAGACGAAGATTACTATTTACCCGTCAACCTCTTCAATTTGCGCCCTACCGACGATAATGCGCGCGCCATCAGTGCTGTTATTACGAACTATGTGCAGATCATGGACGGGCTGTTAGGCCAGCCACTCACGGGTTTCCAAGACCCAATCTTTAGATGGGCGGTGCAGGTCGCGCTCGCGTTTCCACATCCAAATTTGCAGACCCTTGTAGACGTACTCGCCCCTACCCCCGCAGGGCAACAGCCAATATACGAGGAGGTGTTCGACCGGCTCGAACCCGCAGTGCAAAACTACTTGCGCCGCTTATACGAAACACAAGGCCGCATCGCCTCGCGCGAGCAAATTCTGTCGCGCCTCGAATCTTTGAATGCCGATCCGCTTTTTCGGCAAATGTTCAACGGCAGACGAACATCGATAAACTTCCACAGGCTCATCAATGAACCCAATGTCATCGTTCTCAACTTGAGCCGCGATCTCGGTTCTATGCGTCGTCTCTATACTCGGTACTTCATGGCGCAGTTGTATAACGCAGGCGAGCGGCGCCCGGCCAATCCGCTCCCATGTTTCGTATACATCGACGAGTGCGATGAAATCGTTGACCACACCGTCGGTGATATGCTCCGAAAACTTCGCCGCAATAAAGTGGCGCTTACGCTCGCTAATCAGGAAACCGCCCGGATACCGGAAGATGCACGGGAAGCGGTCACCGGGGTCGCAGTCAAATTCATCAACGCTCGAATCGACAGCGCTCGTGAGCTGGGGGCTAATATGGGACTCTCGGATGGTGCTGGGCGCGTTGACACGTCGCTGTTGGTTAATAGGCCTGCTTTTAGTTTCGCATTCCATGCGACCGGGATGAGAGAGCCCATATCCTATAGTTTCCAGCCATTCAAGATGAACAAATTGCCGACGATGACCGAGGATGAATGGAAAGATACTCTTCGGGATATACGAGAAAGATATTACGAGCCAATCAACCAGAAGCCCGCCCCGCCTTCAGTCATTGAAGAAATCGCGGAACGCTCTCCGAGTGCGGCTATCGTAGAAATGCGCCGGACGCTTGAAAACGCCATCCGTTCGAAACTAATGTCGCTCAATCTGCCTGGTATTCCACGCAGTACAAAGATGGTCGATATGATACGCATACTTGGCGAACACCAGTGTGTCGACGATCGAACGCGAGACGTGCTGCATCGTTTGCGGCTCTTCGGCAACAAAACGGCGCACAATGATCAACCGAATCTGACGATAGAAGCCGCCATCGAATATGGCGAATCCGTTGAACGTGTGGTGAAAACGCTCAATCGTTCATCTTCGGCGCGACTAGAAGAAAAACAAGAAGACCCTAAACAGAGCAAACCCACGACAAACTGGACGAAACCAGGTAAAATTGTAGAGTAGCATCCACCCCGAGCCACGTTAGCAAATGTAAGAAATCGCGGCGGCCTGCTATGCCTACCTCATGTCAACCGGCACACTCAGAAAACCCAATTCTCGGCTCACGCGCAAACCGAAACTCACGAAGACCAACAAGGAAAAATTAGCGCGCCCTACCGCTCTCGACATCGAGACGTGGAGCAAACTCCTTATCCCCTACCCCGCCATTCGCCTAAATATGATCCAGGCGTTCATGGGCGGGCACATCAAAGCCCTTCAGCGCCACTACGACGCGCTTTCCCGCGAGCCCAACTGCTTCGTTTACCGTCATCCCCAGCAATGGGGCCACACCGATGCCCTAGCGCGCTCGACCGTGTATGGCCTCGATAAGAACGGCTACGATGCGCTCATCAAAGCCGGCCACAAGGTAGAGCACCATCCGGCACCGCACAGCCTCAAGCACGAGCTGCTGTGGTGCGAGCCGGTGCAGTCAATCCAACTCGGCGCCGAGCGTACGCCGGGCATCGAGTTTGCCAGCGGTGTCGGTATTCTCCCCGAAACCACCCGCAATCTCCCCGAGCCTTTTGCCGTGCCGGTCGTGCGGACCGTGCGCCGCGTTCAGGGCAATCGCATCATCCCTGAACGAGTGCCAGGAACCAGCGAGGCTGACGGCTTCCCGTTCGGCGTCGGGCTCGACTACCAGGGCGCGCAGCACTGGCGCTTCTTTCTCGTGCAGGCCGACGCGGACAGCGAAGGCATCGAGAGCGAAGACCAGACCAAAGCGACGGTCGGCCGCCACATGACCGACGCCATCTACATCATCGAAAACGGCATATACGAGAGCCACTTCGGCTTCCCAAACCTCTATTTCATTTTCTTCACGCCGAGCGCCGTACATTTGGAGAACTTCAAAAAGCACCTGCGCAAGCTGACGGCGGCGGAAGATAAGAAATGGCTGCGCAAGTATTTCCTCTTCCATACCTTTCCAGCAACAACCACCACATACGAGCGTCCGCCCGTACCTACCGGCCATATGCTGACCGAGAAATATGACCGCGTGGATTATCCGCAATTCAGCTTTCTCACCTTGGACCCGGATGACTTGGAGGATTGATTGGCGGAACAACTTTACTTTGATTTTTGGTATAATTTAGAAGGACTAGCACATAGGAGGAACCAGTGGCCGATAAACCCGACTACATTGTCAATGCCAAGTTTGACGCCGACGCTTCCGAGAATAAAATCCGATACGTCACTATCGGAGCCGCCTGGAACAGCTCGACCCGAGACGACCGCCCCTGTATCAACATCCAGATCAACTCGCTCCCGATCGGGAAATGGGACGGCAAATTGACTCTGTATGAGATCCGGGACTCTAATGGGTAATCGTACAGCTCTCGACATCGTGGCGGCTCGCGAGCATACGATAACGACACGCCGCACGAGAGCGCATGTCATCGTCTGCCATGACCTCAATTTTCGCGCCCGACCGCTTCTTGATCTTTTTAGCCTCGGAAACCGCGTCTCGCAGGAGGTACGAGACGCTGCGGCACGAGAACTCGCGGAGGACATCATTTCCGATGCCGATGTTCTTATTAAAGAATTGGAAGAAATAAAAGCGTTTGCTGAACGCCAACTCACCAAACTTGAGGCCGCTGAATAAAGCGGCCTTTTTCTTTTCAATGCTAGGATTCTTGGTAGTCACAGCTCATTGAAAGGAAAATGGTGATGCCTGGCGATCGGAAAATCAATTATCGCTTTATCTGCGAAAGCGTCGATGTCGAGCATATTTTTGAGTGGCTCGATATTGAAATGAGCGAAAACGAAGAGGGCACGCAATACCGCGGCCGCTGCCCACTATGCAACTGCCGTGATGATCGCACTCTTATCTATACGAAAGAAGAGCTATCGTGGTGTTGTGTAGGACGCTGTAAACCACGCCCTAACAAAAAGAAGCTCGGCGGCGACATTATCGATCTCGTAGCGCGCATCAAAGAAATCTCGAACCCAGAAGCCGCGCTTCTTATAGAAGAGGAATTCCTGGGGAACAGTAAGAGCAGTACTGCAATGCCCCGAAGGGAGCGGCATAATGTTCCAGCGTCCCGCAGAGCTACTGTTCCGGCTAAGAGGGCGCAAGAGATCCATCAAGAGCGGCAGATTGATTCACCCGCCGGGATGGATCCGTTGGACTATTTGGACCCTGCTCACGAGGACGTAGAGGCACTCGGCATGTCTGCAGAAGATGCGGAAATGATCGGCGCCGGGTACGCCAACAAAGGCGTGCTCCGGGGCTTAGTCGCCGTGCCAATCCGCGACGACCAGGGCGTGCTTTGTGGCTACGTCGGCGTCAGCGAAGGCCGCGTTGGCAAGCTGCATATTCCAAAGAAAAATGTAGTCCCATTCAACAAGAGGCGCGCATGAGCGACGACGAAGAGCCGCGCTTCCGCAATCACTACCACTGCGACGATTGCGATGAGGAGTGGGACGACGAGTGGTCGTGCATGTGCAACGATAAATGCCCCAGTTGTAACAAAGAAATTGAACCTTACAAATCAGATGATCTTTAGCGCTTCAGCGCGGCCCGTGGTTAATTCTACGGGCTTTTTCTATAATTAACCGACTTTCTATCTACAAAAAAGGGGCACTTACATCGCTACGGCGCGGCCCTGGCTTTCAGTCAGGGTTTTTTCTTGTGTATGGTATACTTTAGAATATATGCGACAATGCACAGAGTGTGGGTTTAAGAAGGGGAGGATTATCCGATATAAATACAAGATAGATTTCTGCTGGACTCATTATTTGCAAATGAACCGGCACGGCCGAATTTTATACCGCACAAAATACACCCCAAATCGTTTTATCGACCATGGGACCCATATCGGGATCGAACTTTATAGAGAAAAGACGGGCGAGGTAATCGGTGAAGCGCTTGTCGATTTAGACCAGTTGTCGCGTGTTCGTAAATATAAATGGCATGTCGCGTCTCGTCATTGTAGCTATGCCGAGACGTTCCTGAGAAAAGGCAGGTCAATTCTGCTACATCAATTCGTTATTGGCCGGAAGCCCGGATTAGACATCGACCATATCAATGGTGACGGGCTCGACTGTCGTCGTAGGAATTTACGCCACGTTTCACACTACGCAAATGTTTTGAACAGACACCGCCGCTTGAATAAAAGCGGTCACATGGGCATATCATGGCGCGCTGATCGTAATTGTTGGGTGGCTAGCATTATCAGAAACGGCAAAGATACTCATAGACATTTCAAGCGCAAAGAAGAAGCTATAGCACAACGCGAGAAATGGGAGCAGGAGGTGTTGGCGGCAGCTTAGATGGTACTATTCGTCATGGTAGAAATCCAAGGAGTTCTTTGCCATGTTGATATTACACGCGGGAGCAAATGAAATCGATTACGATGGACTGCGCCAACTCGAAACACCCGACCCGACCGCAACACACGTCCCTGTGCCCCATTTTAGGGTTGTCGATATGCTTCGGCACACCCTTGGTTTTTATGGACACACTGTCGTCAGCGAGAAGCACGGCGTGACGCCCGATGGAATGAGATATTTCGGACTTTTACAGCTCCGCAGTCCCCACACCGGCCACGTCGATTCCGTAGGTTTGCGCAATAGTCACGATCGGAGTTTTCCAATTGGCATCGGCCTCGGCGCTGTCACGCTAGTCTGTGATAATCTTTCTTTCCTCGCCTCGACGGTTATTAAGCGGAAGCACACCGTCAACGCGCGGCGCGATTTGCCTGGTTTGGTAGCCGAAGTCGTGGAACCGCTGACCGAGCAACGGGAGGCGCAGGCTCGAAAATTTGAGCATTACCGCACTACCGAGCTGAGCGACATGCAATCTGATCATTGCATCGTTCAGCTCTATAAGCAGGGGGTGATCGGGGTACAGCGGATCGCTGACGTGCTGAAAGAATACGACGAGCCCAGCTTCGACGAGTTCCGAACGGGGCCACGTAATGCGTGGAGATTATTCAATTCCACTACCTTCGCCCTTAACGGTCGGATCGCAGAAAACCCCGCCAGCACCGCACGCCTGCACCAGGTGATCGACGGCGTTTGCGAGCACATCAATTAGTGCAGATCGACCGACAACAGCACCGAAAACTCGCAAAATTGTGCACGTTCTTTCCACAGCGGTTTCCTAGTGAGGCCGCTCTTTTTTTGTTAAAATCTACTGATATGCAACTGGAGAAAGCGACCCTCGAAAGCCATATCCGCACCGAAATCGCCAAGCTCGACCCCGGCATCGGCTTCTCCGAGCCGCAGACCCTCGCGGTCATTGAGATTGTAAAAAAGATACTCGATACACGCTGAGCCACCTCGATACAAACGCGGCGTTGGTGGAACTGCCACTATGCTTCCGTTTCCAACGGAGGCAATTAGATGGCGTTCGATCCTAACGTAGCAATGAAAAAATGTCTCTACCGTTGCACCAACCCAGAATGCAACGCTGAGTGGCATAAGTGGGTGCCGGTGGAGGAGCGCAAGCTTAGGCGTTGGTGCCCCAATAAATGCGGCATCCTCGTTACACCCTACCGAACCGAAAAAAAGCAAACCACGGAACACAATGTGCGCACGTCGCGTCCGAAACCTTTGTGGTAGGAGGCCAACATGCCCGACTTCATTACCAAATGGTGGTACTTCTACTGCAATAACTGCCGCGCCGATTGGGGAACAGAAGCGACCTACAATTGGCTCGGCTTTGAACACAGCCCGCATTCCAAGTGCCGTCGCTGTGGAGACTCGGGCAAGTATGTTCGTTCGCAAAAGAGTATGAGCTACCGCTCATCGTAGTGGTGTTACACTAAAAGCGGCGCAGTTCTTTCACACTGCGTCGTTTTCTTTTTGGAGATCCCAAATGGCAAACCGTAAATGTCTCTGCGGCATCTACACGCTTGATCCACAAGACGCCTCACTTGTATTAAACTCAATACCGGCGTGCAACATGGCCTGCTTGCGCCGCGCCGAGGCCCGCGACCCTCGTGCTTCTCGTGATGTTCCTGTCGGCGAGCGCTGGTATTTCTATGAGCATAGGAATATGGAAGAGGTAATCCGCATCGAGGAAACAGACGACGGCTTCCGTATTGCCTCTTGATCTTCAATTCAGTCTCGCGTCGAAAGGGAAAACCCAGACGTGTAAAAGGGCGGCGCTACCGCTTAAAGAAGAGGAGACGTTAGAGTTTCCACAACCTAGGCGGCTCGTATTATGCGGGCCGTTTTTTATGGTAATATATACGAGGCTACTTCATCCGTCCGTGCAAACGGGCGCAGTTTTTCCCGCCTGAGCAATCGTGTGCTCAAATCGTCACTCCGGTGGCGCTGGGAAGCAAACACATGATTGTCTCGGTCGGATGGTGTGGCCAACAAGTTTTATGTCTATCGTTGAACAACGAGCGAAGAAGAGAGCATGGGAAGCGGCGAACCGAGAACGCATACGTGAGCTGCATCGTCGTAATTATCAGCGCCACGCCGCAGAATATCGCGCAGAAAATAAGTTTTATGTTGAGAAATTCCCTGAAAAGCACCGCGCGCGCAGCTTAGTATATTTGCATGTAAAGAAGGGAAAGCTCACTCGCAAACCATGCGAGGAATGTGCACTCCCGTTCGTCGAAGCGCACCACGATGACTATTCAAAGCCGCTTGATGTTCGGTGGCTGTGTGCGTCCCATCATATGCTTCTTCATGCGGCGCGACGAATTGCGGCTATATGACCGGACGGATGGAGCGGCATACAACACCAAAAACAGCCAAGCGTAGAGCATGGCAGGCAATGAGTAAATATATTCGCGCCCGCGATCCCTATTGCGTTACGTGCCCGAACCCCACCACCGACGCGGGCCATTTTCAGTACAACACAGAACGCAATCAGCAGTTGGGCGGCAATCTTCTATGGTTCGACGAAAGAAACATCAACGGCCAGTGCGCGAAATGCAACCGTTTCGCCGCAGGTATGTTGGTGCCCTATAACCTCTATCTCCAAAAGAAATACGGCCCGACTGTCACACAAGAGCTATACGATTTATGGCGGACGCCAAAAAAATGGACGCTCGAAGAAATTCTTGAACGAGAACAACACTTCAAAGATAAGCTCGCGGCGCTCTATGCCTGACCACTACCCCGCCACATGGCACCCCAACTGCGACGGATGCACTCTCATCCAAACCCTACTCCGCTACCACGGGCACATACCAAAAGAGATCGACACAGAAACCTTAAAGGCGGTGCTCCGCGATCCGGTGTATGATGACTGAATATGGACGGCGACGACCGCTATTTCCCCGAGCTCGACCCGCGCAATCTTCTGCCTTTCACGTGCCAGCTTGAGCCCGAGGATTCGGAGGTAGAGCGGCTCCCCAAGGTATTCATCGGCACGGATCAGCAAACCTATGGCGGCAGCTTTATCTGATATCCCCAGCATGCTCTCGATCGTCGCGCACCAATGATACAATCGCCAATATGACCTTCACCCCCATCCAGCAGGATAAGCACCGCAAAACTTTCATCGAGGACTGTTATCAGAAAGCCTGGGGCGCCGCCTGCCATGCAGAGTGGATCGGCAAGCAGCTCGACGACCTGACCGCGCAGTATCAGAAACTCAAGATTGACGAGACAGCGCTCGACGCTGAAATCGCTACCCTCGCCGCCGTACTGGATTCTCACACCAAAGACAACCGCGAGAAGCGTAAAGAGCTACAGCAGCGCGGCACCGCCCTCCTGAAAGCGGGCCAGGCGCTCGCCCAGAACATGCAGCAGGGCCAGAACGCCATGCAGCAGCTCTATGCCAGCGTGGAGAGCGCAATGGCGCTGGCGGCTCATGCTGAGGGGTGGAGTTGGAAGAAGGCGGAGAGTGCGCCGGCAGAGACGAACGCTGCCTGACCGCCGGCGGGTCGAGATGGGAACCACAGACGCAACGTCCGCGTTTGCAACGCAGCATAGACCTAACGGGAGATCATCATGGGTTTCGGTAGAGGCATTCTTTTTTGGATGCTTGGCATTCCGCTGCCGATTATCATTCTGTTGGCGTTGTTTTGGCATCATTGATAGCCGGACATAACCACAATTTGAAAAGCCCCGCGCACTCGTTCGGGGCTTTTCTTTTTGTGATGTCACCTTGGAATAGGTTAGAATTGACGCATGCGCATTGTGCCGGCGATTGAAGCTGAAATCAGGCGGGAAATTCGCGACGCTCGCGCGGTTGATCCACTCATTAGCCTTATGGCATTGGAGCAGCGCCTCGAAAAGAAATTCAACCGCGGCTTCTCATACAAGTACGTCGCCAAGCTTGCCGACAAAGTCGCGCGCCAGGCGCTCATCGAGGCCGACCGCACCAAGATCGAAGAGCGCCTCGCCTTTACTCGCGAGAACTACCGCGTCGTCCGCGACCGGCTCATGAAAATCATCGCATGGCAGCCCAGTGACAAGGGCAGACGGCCATATGACGAGGACGTAATCAACGCCGGTAAGACGATCGTTGGCATGGACCTCGCCATCCTCAAGGCGGAGATCGACAATGGTCTCTATCGCCGGCCGATGGACGCTATCGTGAAGGACTTTCAGTACGAGCCGCTTGAGCCGGAAACGCGCATGGTGATCATCGCAGCGTGGCAACGGGGAGGGCTGTTGCCGGCGGCGGTTATTGAGGGGATGGTGCCTGTGCAGTCGATTGCGGAATAAGAGTGGGAGTCTGGTTCGATGGTTCAGCTCCACGGTGCAGCCGTATGGCCCGACATGTCGCCCTATGTGGTCCATTTCACGCGAGAGTATGGAGGGAAGAGCGCCTACGACAATCTGCTAGGCATTTTGTCAAACCGCCGGATCGAGGCCCGGAACTCGTTCGGAATGGTAAGGCATAAAGTCCCATCCGAAGCGGTGCAGAGGTCGGTGTGTTTCAGTGAAATTCCTTTGGGATTGCTGAAACGATTGGCAGATCATCGCAATACACAATACGGAGTCGTGTTCGAAAAGCACTTCGTGATTGGTTGTGGCGGCAACCCAATCCTGTATGCCTATAAAGACGGCCCTGTTCATAGCTCGGTCCAAGCACTCGCAAACGAGATGTCTGCTAGTCCAAGTAGCCCGTTCTGGCAATTGGCTCCATTTATAGATGCGCCCGGTACGTATGGGAAAAGTAAGTATTTCTTTGAATGGGAACGCGAGTGGCGCAAGACAGGTGATTTAGGTTTTTCTGAGGGGAGTGTGTTTGCAATAATCTCCCCCGAAAATTTACACAAGCAGGCGCGTCTCTTCTTTAAAGAGGCTCGCGAGCAGAACACGGGACCTTCCTATGAGCATCATGCGTTCATTGACGCAAATTGGGATGCGGAGCGCCTGTTGAAGGAATATGGTATATAATAATTCTATATCAGCTTAGCCGTTCGAGTGTGCGCCTTCTGCTAAGCGGGCGCACGTTCGAGCGAAAGATTTATGGATCATGAACTGGCGAGGACATTGAAAAAAGCAGGATTTCCGCAGCACAATCATAGGGGTGAAGCATATGATGCCTCTTGCTGGTCAGGCCGGTGCATCCCAGCTCTCTGCTTTCCCGCCCTCTCCGAACTCATAGAGGCGTGCGGTTCTGCATTCGATCAATTAGAGCGTTCAGCGGCCAAAAAACACCCAGTCGGGCAATGGTGCGCATGGACACGTAAAATCGACGGCCCTATGCCAAAAGGATTCTGGGGATCGACGCCAGAAGAAGCTGTAGCTCGGTTGTGGCTGGCGCTTTATGCCAACGGGGCTTCAGCTTGAGCGTCTCGTAGACGACCCGGAAATCCGCCGCGCAGCAGCCAAGACCCTGAAGGGCTTCTGTCTCACATACCTGCCGCACCATTTTCCCGCCGATCTGTCCGAATTCTTCGACGAGATGGCGGCCAGTCTTCAAGACCACGACGAGCGGCGCCTTGAGATCATCGGCTTCCGCGGCTGCGCCAAGAGCACCATGGCGTCCCTGGCATTGGTCCTCTGGTCCGCGCTCGAGCACCCCGACAAATACCACTTCATCATCATGCTCGCCGACACCACGGCGCAGGCCGGCATCAATATGGCCGCTGTGCAGCACGAGTTGCGCGAGAACGACCTCATCCTGCGTGATTACGGTCATCTAAAATATCGGCGCATCGACGATCCGCGCCCCGAGCCGACGCTTGAGAGCGATGAGGACTGGCAGAAGACCAACAGCGTCTTGGACAACGGTGTGCGCATTCTCGCTCGCTCTCGCGGTCAGAAAGTGCGCGGCCTTAAGCATCGTCAGCATCGCCCATCCCTCATCATCGCCGACGACGTGGAAGACATCGACTGGGTGCGCACCCAAGAGAACCGCGACAAGAGCAATCGGTGGTTCCGCGGCACGGTATTGGGCGGCGTTGAGGAAGCGCACGGCCGCGTCGTCATCATCGGCAATTGGCTGCACACCGATGGACTCATGGCGCGCCTCAAGAACACCGGCATCTTCAAGGTGCTGGAATTCCCCTTGCTACGGGAGGGTGACGGCACCGACATCGAGCGCTGCACCTGGAAAGCCAAATACCCGACGCAGAAGGCGATCGACGACAAGCGCGCCGAGTTGGGAGACATCGGCTTCCGCCGCGAGATGCTGTTGCAGGTTGTGCCGGAAGAAGGGCAAGACGTGCTGCCGGAAGACATCACCTATTATGATGAGCCGCCCTTCGACGATGGCAACTATCTGGCCCACGGCGTGGACCTCGCCATCAGCACCAAGGAGAGCGCCGATTACACCGCGATCATCACTGGCGAGATCACCTGGACGAATAAGGTGCTGGAAATCTATATCCTGCCTAATCCTATAATGCGGCGCATGGGCTTTCACGAGACAATGGATACAATGGATAACATTCGTCATAGCTCACAGATGAGTAGCGAATGGTTCGTTGAATCGGTAGCGTATCAAGCCGCAGCTATCGAAGAGATGGAACGCCGAGCATTCGCGGTGACAGCCGTACACCCCATCAAAGATAAGCGCGCACGCCTCCGTGTGGCGGCACGTTATATCAAGAATGGAGCGGTGAAATTCCCGCGTACTGGCTGCGAACGCCTGTTGGGGCAAATCCTCGGCTTCGGATCGGAGAAATTTGATGATGGTGTCGACGGAATCGTAAATCTGATACTCGGTGTGGCGCAGGATGGTATTGAGCAGAAGGTTGTCCACTATGTTTGAACTATTTTTGACGCTCAACGTTAATTACACACCTAGATCTTTTTAGAGAGTTTGATTATGGACAAGAAAGACGAAAAGAATACGACAAACGAGTCGAAGGAATTGGTGAAAGAGGCTGTCAGCTCTGCGTCGGGCGATGAACACACGAAGGGAAAATCGGATAAGGCCAAGGAAACTTCTCAGAAGAAGTAGCCATTGCTATTTTAGTTTCAGATGAAGGGCTAGCATCAGCTGCCCTTCATTCTCTTTCCAGCAGCAATATCCCCACACCATCCACATATCATCGAAGGCGAAGTGCTAAACTAACAGCACCACTATGCCTCGCTTCACGAATTTTGTACGCGAGTTCTTCGGAGCAGAACAAAAAAACGCCGATCGCGTCAATCGCTATGAGGGTTTTCAGAGCGACGGCGCGATAGTCCTCCAAGACAGCCGCGGCACCCGCAAGGCCGAGATCCCAGCGGCAGAGACCAAGAGCGCGGTCGTCGGTGACAATCCACTCGCGATTTATAAGCCGACTGGCGCCAAGAGCGTCGATGCGGCCAAAGCGATGGCCAACTTCACCGGCTGGACGTACGCCGCGGTCAACGCTATCTCCTCAGAAGTCGCTAACATCGAATTCAGGCTGTTCCGGGTAACGGGCAACGAGCACGAGGAGCTCGACGATCACCCGCTCCTGACGCTCCTCGACGGCGTGAACGAGCAAATGACCGGCATCGAGCTGAAATACATCTCGCTTGCTCACCTGGAGCTGACCGGAAACGCCTACTGGTTCCTCGACGGCGTGAAGAGCGAAACGGGCGAGCCAACCGCCATTCACCCGCTCAATCCCGGCCGCATGCGTGTGAAGCTCGATAAGAGCGCCTTTCCATACAAGATTTCCCACTATGAATACACCTTCGACGGCAACGTATACACCTTCCAGCCGTACCAGATCGTACATATCAAGTATCCCGATCCGAACGACCCATTCGTCGGCATCGGCGTGCCACAAACTATTCCTTCATGGATCGACAGCGACAATTACGCGATGGAGTACAATCGCAAATTCTTCATCAATGGCGCTAATATCGGATTATTCCTTCAGACTGAAACGAACGTCGAAGGCAACATCGATCGCATCCGCAAAGGCTTTGCAAACCGGCATGAGGGCGTCGAGAACGCGCACAAAGTGCCGGTACTACCCAAGGGCGTGGAGCTGAAGCACACCGGCCTATCTCAGCGCGATATGGACTTCGCCAATCTCACCGATCGAACGCGCGACCGTATTCTTGCCGGCTTCCGCGTCTCAAAGACAATTCTCGGCACCGCGGAGAGTGAGACCAACCGCGCGACGGCGGAGACTGCGGACTACGTGTTCAGCAAGCGCACCATCAAACCGAAGATGCTGCTCGTGGTTTCCTACCTCAACGAATTCCTCGTGCCACGCTACGGCGACGACCTCTATCTGACCTTCATCGACCCGACACCGGACGATAAGACGGCGCGCACTGCGGAAATGCAAGCAGCAGTCGGAAGCATGCCGGTCATGACACAGAACGAAGCCCGCAAGCAGTACATGGGCCTAGGACCCATCGAAGGCGGCGATCGGCTCATGATGCCGAGCACCATGGAGCCAGCGGGTACGACCGACCAGGTGGAGGGCGAGGACGCCACGCCCCAGCTCGCCAAGACCGCCGAGGGATGGAAAACCAAAGCGACGCGCGTCCGCACCGGCGGCAAAACCGCCCACAGCGCCAGCAGCCAGATGCGCCGCGCGCTCATGTCCGCCTTCAAGAAGCAGATCGACGGCGTGCCGCAGTTTCAGGTGAAACACGTCACCGAATTGAGCCATGACGAGTATATGGAGCATTACAAGCGCTTCGATCGGCGCACGCAGGATGCGGTAGCGGAGCTGCACAAGACGTTCGAAAGCATCAACGCCAAGCAGAAGAAGGACGTACTGGAAAACTTGCCCGACGCGACCGGTGTCGAGAAGGCGATTGGCGATCTCTTTGACCTCAAGGAATGGATCGGCATCACGATCGATCTCGCCACGCCTATCCTTACGACCCTTGCGAAAGATGAAGCCGCCGCCGCGCTCGCGATGATCGGCGCGCAGCACCAGGACATCCTCGCCAACGACAGCACCCGCGAGGCCCTTGATCGCGGCATTTCCAAGATGGCCCGCAGCTACAACGAGACGACCCTTCAGCAACTCAAGGACAAGCTCGGCGAAAAGCTCACCCAGGAAGGCGGCACCAATCTCACCGAACTCACCGAAGCGGTGGACGGTGTGTACAGCTTCGCAGACGAACGTCGCGCAGGCATGATCGCGCAGACCGAAAGCTATCGCGCCTCAAATTTTGCCAACAAGGAAGCATGGCGGCAGAGCGGCGTGGTGAAGACAGTAAAATGGTACACAGCGGAAGATCAGCGCGTCTGTGAGTTTTGCGGCACTATGGAGGCTCAAGGCCCAATCCCGGTGGACGATAGTTTTGCCGATGCCGGTGACAAGATCATAGGCACGGATGGCGGCACCTACACCGCTGATTATGGCGTCGTGGACGCCCCTCCACTGCATCCTCTGTGTCGCTGTTACCTCAGGCCTGAAGAAATCTCAATCGGTTGAGATTTGAGGTATACTCACATCGAATTCGTGGACGCGTAGACTAAGAATAGAGAACATTCGGGGGAACGAGTGCCTGTTCAGGAAATTCACACCTTCCTGGTCCATCCAGGGAAAAGTTCGCGCGACCAAATCGAGATCAACGGCGCGCCGGTAGACTTGACCGGAAATATGTTCGATCTCCTGAATGCGATTTACTCGAAATCAGAAGAAGAATGCAACATCGGCATCTCATTCAGGCCCAACAATGATGGCGAGCAACAGAACGATTGTCGCGATTTATTAATCGGCTATCTCAAGAGCCCGAGCCTCGATTCGGGCCGACTGATCGCAGAGCGCTTGCGGGAAAATACGGACGGTCGCTCAGGGATGGGGCTATTGTTCTTGATCCGAGGGAAAGAAGGCGATCAGCACAAGGTCGTCTTGTCTCGTTTCCCTACCGACAGCGCGATCTATGTCGATGAGGACAAGAAGCAGCTCACCGTCGCGTTTTTAGAGCGCGTATTCATGAAAAATAAGACCTCGTATAAGGCCGTCTCGTACAGAGATCGATCGCTCGGTAGCGGCGGCTTCTGGACTGGTAAGGCGGTCGATCGGCAGAGAAGCGACCCTGCGACGCAATTATCCGACTATTGGATAGCGAATTTCCTCTTGTCCCACTTTGCGCTCAGCGGTGCCGCCGGCACCCATCGATTTGCCGTGGCACTGCGTGATGCCGTGAATAAGGCCTCAGGCGAGGTGAAGCACGAGTTGGTGGCCGCGGCGACGCTCGCCCCAAATATGGCCGGTAAACCAACGAGCATCGACGACTTCGCCGACCAATATAACCTTTCCGCCGCAGCGCGTGAAATCATTGTCGGTAGTCTAAAGAACCCAAGAACTTCCAGAGAGACTTTTACATTCGATGTCTCAGAGTTCAGAAATTTTATTGCTTATAAATCTGTCGAACTAGACAATGGCGCGATCTTAACCGCGGGCACTGAAAAATTTGATGACGTATTCACCAAAAAGGCATTAGCAAAGGCGGGAGAGATAGAATATTCGACGCACGGGAAGATCGTTGATGAAAAATTCAAAAAGCGACTTTAGCGCGCTAGAGATCGCTTACCGACAGCGATACTTAACAGTCCTGAAACACCTTGAGCTGCCGCTCCAAGAGCATGTAGCACAGTATTTAGTGGAGCAGCCTCGCATCGACCGGATCACCGCGCGAGCTAAGGGGATCGATAGCTTCCTCGCAAAATCGAAGAACAAATCCAAAAGCAAATTGAAGTACTCGCATCCCCTTGATCAGATCCAAGATCAGCTCGGCGTTCGTATCATCACGTTCTATCTCAGTGACGTCGAGCGGTTAGACGCAATCGTCCGTAGGTATTTCACGCCTATCGAATACAAGAGCCGAGTGCCTGATTCCCAGTGGGAGTTCGGTTACTTCGGTCGCCATTATGTCCTCGTCCTGCCAACAGATATCATCGACGAAGACATGAGTCCCGATATGCTGCCGGGCTTTTTTGAGTTGCAAATCAAGACCCTCTTCCAACATGCATGGTCTGAATCTGAGCATGATCTTGGGTACAAGCCCCGGGAGGCGCCGCTCACAGACGACCAGAAGCGTCGGCTCGCTTTCACATCAGCACAGGCATGGGGTGCAGACCGTATCTTTAACGAGTTATTCGACGAGCGACATTCAGAACAATCCACTTCAAACGATAATACCATGCCTGCCGAGTGATATACTTACAGGATATGAAACGCCACGTCTTTGGCATTATATTATTCGCGTCTCTATTTTTCTTTCTTCTCTTTACAGTAGCCCGCGCTGCGCCGACTGTCTGCGGCATCTCTACTGGCTGCACCGCAATGATATCCACAGCGAGCGCTACATCGTGTAACAAAGAGATATAATATACCTATATGTCAAAATATATTCCCATTAATGGGCCGGTAACAGCAGATCAGATCGGGCGCCACATATCAGTAGGACAGTACAAAGATACTCCCGACACGCTTGACGATGCCAATTACGGCGAAATACAGGTGGATGCAACTGGAAATCTTAAAAGCACGCTTGCCACCGCCCTCAGCAAATCAATCGACAGCATTGCCAGCTATCCCGGCGGGACCAGCTACACCTATCTCACCGCAAGTGGGGCCGCCGCTGCGGGCGCGGGGATTTTACAGGGCATTTTCGTCTCGTCCGCCTCTTCTACGCCGACTATTACGGTGTACGACAATACAGCGGGCTCAGGGACGACCCTCATCGGCGTCTTCACTCCCGTGGCAGGCACTATGTACCGCTTTGCAGACCCGCGATTCTCTACGGGCTGCTATATCGTGATCTCGGGAACATTAGCGTGCACCATCTTTACAGGACCAACGACCGTTTAATATGGATACCTTCACCATCACTGCCTACGACGCCGCAAAACAGGTGGTCACGGCTGACATCACGCTTGCAGCCCGCGCGAATTTCGCCGGAATTACAGTCTCAGGCTACAAGCTATCTAATCCCCCGACCGACACGGTAGCGAACGTCCAGGCCTTCTTCCGTTCATACGCCGACGCCTACATCGCAGGTGTGCAGAGCGACACAGTACGCAAGGCAGCAGTCTCTTCGGAGGTGGCGGCATTACTGAATGTAGCGACTTCCTTCTAGTATGAGCCAGCGGCTCTCAGTACGGGATTTTGGGACAGCGCTCCGTTTCGGTTCAGCCACGTCGGGTAAAGTAGGGATAACCAATAACACCGGTCAAGTGCTGGGAGCCGGTAGTGCCTCTGTTTCCCTATGGGCGAAGATTGCAAAGTTTGGGGATTTCTACTTTTTTGCTATGCCAACCACAGCGACGAACAATAGACGTTATATACGAGTTACCTTTCCTAAGACCATAGAAGTGCAAGGCGGTCTATCGGATCTAATCAGTGTCAACGCACAATCGTATTTGAATCAGTGGTGTCATATTGTTGCGGTTTTTGACACAACGAACAATATGCTATCTCTCTATATAAATGGCGAACTTGAGGCCGGCCCTACCGCATGGACACCGGGAACTGGGACCAGTGATATTAGTATCGCTAATTCGGGTTTTGGAGATAAGGCGTTTAACGGCTTGATCGATGAAGTGAAGATCTTCAACGGTATTGTCCTCTCCGCTGCCGATGTACAAAAACTCTATTACTACAATCAAGTCAGCGCTACTCCAAGCGCAGTATATCTACTGAACGAAGGCTCCGGCACCACAGCCCTGGACAGTTCCGGCAACGGCAATGACGGAGCAATTACAGGAGCTACCTATACAAGCGATGTGCCAATGAAGCCTCGCCTGTCGCTCGGCGCATCTCGCAAAGTAATCGGCGACAATATTTTGAATGTCAACCCGAATATGGAAGGCACCGGCTCCACAACGAGTGATAGCGCGTGGATCGGCGCTAATACACAGGGTTGGCATACCGCGGTTTCGGGCGGATTCGTTGATGAAGCCGAATATACGATGTTTGACGGCTACGACGTTATCCGCCTCTCCGCTACTGGTCTCGACAAGAACGGTAGCTCTGTAGACCAGGCCCTCATTGTCAATATTGACCAATACACAGGCGGCAGTTTAGCTGCAAGTGCCCTTCCCTATTTGATACCCGTGCAAGCTGGAAAGCAGTATACGCTTGCCGGTGCCCTCTATGGCGTCTCGCTTACCGATGTGAGAATGCAGATTTCCCTTGTTTACTACACTGCGGCACTACAACGCGTAACGGCAGGGCAGGATTCGATCTGTTCATCCTCAACCGCCGGTTCTTGGGTTGAAGAAAGCAAAACTGTTACCGCGCCTTCTGGGGCAGCGTATGTCATCCTATCGGCTCGAATTCTGGCTGTCACCGATCCGCTTATAAACGGAGCAGGTGAAATCTACATCCGCAAAATTTCCTTCACTGAAACCATCCCCGCCCGCGAGATGGTTAGTGGGCGCACTGCCGCCTAAATCATCTATGTACGACTGGTACTCAGAACGAGGTATGACCGAGAAGGAGTGGCGCGGCGAGCGGCGGATGATCTACCTGTGCGCCGCGCTCGTATTCGGCCTATTTGCCGCCGCTCCGTTCAGTGGCCTATGAACTGGACGCGCATACTGAGCGATTTCGATCTTCAAATCTACGCCTGTTTTCCGCTCGGCGGCGCAGTGCATCTTTAGCTATGGCCGATCCTATCGTAGAAGCAAAAATAGCCGAGGCCGCAAACGCAGCCGCGGTAGCACACGAAGCCAATGCCAGCGCGCGTGAGGCGCAGATGCACGAAACACTGGTACGGGCCTTGCGAGAGGTATTGGTGGATGGAGAGACCGAAGAACGGCCGATGCTTATCAAACGCATCCCGTTTATTTGCAACGACATTCTTTGGATAAAGAAACTCATGTGGCTGATCTTGAGTGCGAATGGCGCGGTACTCTTAGCCCTTATCGTGCTAGCCATCCAGCGATCATTTTCTTGATATCCACAGCTCGCTTGACGGGCTTTTGTGAATATCCTGTTAAACTAATCGGGAGAATAATATTTCATAAATTCATATGCCCCCACTCAAACTAAATGAAGAGATCGCAGCCGAGATCAAGGCGCGCATCAAGCAGCTTGACTTCAAAGCTGTGGAAAAGATTGGCAAAGCGGCCGACAAGAACGGCACCTTTGACGTAATCATCTCGACCGAAGTCACCGATCGTGCGGGCGAGATCGTCCGCCAAAACGGTTGGGAGCTGACCAACTACAAAAACAACCCTATCGTGCTATGGGGTCACGACTACTACTCGCTCCCGATCGGCGTCTGCACCGAGACCTATTTGACCGAATACAACGGCGTCCCGGCGCTTGGCGCAAAGGGCGTCTTTTACCCTTCCGATATCAATCCGCTCGCGCAGCAGGTGCGCAAGATGTACGAATTCGGCCTCAAGAGCGGCTTTCATGTGGGCTGCACCACATCCGTGGGCTTTATCCCTCGTGAATTTGAGCCGGACAATCGCTCGATCATCACCCGCGCCGAATTGCTCGAATTCTCCTTCGTGCCAGTGCCTGCCAACCAGGGCGTCGGTCCCGCGGAAGGCCGCGCGCTCACCTTCGAAGAAGCCAAGGAATTGGGCCTCGATATGGCCGAGCTGCGCGTCAAAGGGCTGGAATTCGTTGAGCCAGAGATCACGGCCGAAACCAAGGCAGTCGGTGACGAATGCACCACAGAGGACGGCAAGCCAGGCGTTCTCGACGCCGCGCTCGTCTGCCAGCCCACAGTGGAAAAGAGCGTCGAAGAGACCAAGCCGCTCAAAAAGAAGCTGCTTCAGTCGATTGACGAGGAGCAGACGCGCCATGTAGGTGAGATCGAAAAAGCAATCGATGTTTTCGCAGATGCTACCCCAAGCGATACCGAAGGCACCGACGAAGAGAAAGCCAAGAAAACCGCGGATGCCACGCGCGAGGCCATGAAAGACCTGCGCGACGCGGTGCGCGACGAGCACGACATGCACCGTGCCAAATCGATCGCGAGTTTGCGTGATTTCGGCGACGCCGAGAATACGACATTTGATAAGAAGCCGCACCTCAAGGCGGTACGCGATGCGCATGATGAATACGAAGCGCGCAATACAAAGCTGCTCGACGAATTTGAAGAGAAATCTATCAAAACACCGGCCGAGCGCGAGGAACACATCGACTGGCTTGCCGAGAAGATGGAAGAGAGCCAGCGCGCGCACAAGAAGGCCGTCATCAAGAGCGCAAAAGTGATGTGCAAGGCCGCCTTCGGTGAAGAAGAACAGGCCGACGAAAAAGTACTCGAAATCCTCAAGACATTCCTTGCCCCGTATGTTCCCGAACAGATGCAGACCGCCGTCTTTATGAAAGTCGGCGCCCGCATCTCTGCCGCATCGAAAGAAAAGCTGGGCGAGGCCCATCAACACATGAAAGCTGCTACCGCCATTGTCGAGGCGCTCCACGGAGCACTCGAGAATGACGATGGGGAAGAAAGCCGCAGCGTCGGCGACGCCGTGTCGCCTGCACCGGCTCCCAGAAAGCAAAGGTCGAGGTCTTCGGAGGATATCCACCAGAATGACGAGCTTAACGCTCATCTTCTCGCCAAGGATATTCTGCGGGGGATAACTACCGCAGCACAGGAAGGCCTCAAAACACTTAAACAGGCCAACCGGTAACGGCTACGGTAGATAGATTTCAAAACTATCTATGGATAAAGATAAGGTAAAAGAATTGCATGTCACCGCGTTTGACGAGGTGATGAAAGAAAAGCTCGTGCCGATGATCGGCGCGGAAGTCGCAACCCAGGTTCAGAAGACCGTTGAGACGCTTCGTATTCAACGCGAAGTGTACGGCAAGGACATGACTGGCCTTTCAGAAAAGGCCAAGAAAGACTTTGCAGAGGTCGCCAAAATGGCGGCTCGCGGAATGTTCAACGCCGAGACCAAGGCCAATGAGGCTTTGATCGAAGAGCAGGACAACCGCGGCGGTTATCTCGTATCGCGCGAAATCGCCGATGCCATCATGCGCATCGCGGCTTCAGTCGGTACGATCATGAGCCAGGCCACGAAGTGGGAAATGACCAGCGACGAACTGGCCGTCCCCAACTACACCGGATCGTTCCTCACGGGAGCGTATCTCGGTGTCGATGCCGCAGGTAGCGTGACCGGCCTCAACTTCGGTCAAGCACAGCTCATTGCAAAGAAGTGGCAGCTCGCGTTCGTAGTCGGCAACGACTTACTCGCGGATGCCTCGGTCAATGTCGCAGATTGGCTCCTCGCCCTCGGCGGTGAAGCTCTGGCGAACATGATCGACAAGCAAGGCTTCATTGGCGGTTCCAACACCGGCGATCCGTTCCTTGGCGTCCTCAACTACCCGTCTACCACGACGGTAGACGAGACTGGCACGAAAGTGACGAGCTACGTGCTTCCGAGCACGATGACGACCTTCGCCAAATTCGCAGTCATGGACGATGCTTCGGCCATGATCGGCGATATGGAAGAATCTTTGCTCGACGGCGCGGGCTTCTACATGCACCGCAGCGTTTGGGCGAAGCTTCGCACACAGAAGGACGGCAACGGCAACTACATCCTGCCTTTCGCAGGATTGGCAAAGCCGAACCCTGTCGTCGAGAATTATTCCGGAGGCGGACCTATCAAGCCTGCGGGAAGTCTCTTCGACTACCCGGTGTACACCAACCGTCACCTTCCGGCTGTCGGCGCTTCAAGCGTCAACGGCTTCTCGGATACGGCAAGCAACCCGTTCCTCGTCTTCGGCAACATGAAGGCGTTCGCCTTCGGCGACAAGGGAGAGATGCGCGTCGGTCAATTCGAATCCGGCAGCTTCGGCGGCAAGGAGATTGCATTGGCAGACCAGCGCGGCATTGTCTACAAACATCGCCACGCTTTGACGCTCACGCTTCCGCGCGCAATGGTTGTCGCAACGACTGCGGCTTCCTAGTTTGATTTCTCGATATTTAGTTGATATTCAATCTTCGGATATCAACTAAATCGAGGATTAGTTTACTCGGTAACACCTTATCGCTATGAGCGACGAATTGACCGCATTGCAGGAGACAGCTACACAGGCTCGGGCGAACGCTGACAAGCTCAAAAGCGCACTCACCGATCAAAGCTCCGCGAAGGAGCGAACTGCCGCTGAAAAATCAGAAGCAGCAGCGGTGGAGGCTGAGGCCGCATGTGCAGATGCCAAAGCGAAAGCCGATGCAGAGGCAAAAGCACAGGCCGACGCCGATGCGCAAGCTGCGGCGGATGCCAAAGCGAAAGCCGATGCAGAGGCAGCCGCTCAAACGGGCGCAGCACCCAATGCCGATGGAAGCCGAACAGGTTTCGTCAGCGGCGTGCGAGCCGGTGAGGAGTGCGTGTGCCCCGATGGGCGCAAAGGCACCGTTCACAAGTTCGACGAAGGTCTGGTTTGTATTCCAAACCACGATCAGGGCTAATTTACATACGCCACGCAGCTAGCCCCTGCGCTCGCCCGGATCGACGGCGCGATGTGGCACAAACACCAAATCCTATGCGTTTAAATCCTTACGACAACGTGTTGATCCAGCCATCAACAGTGAGCTCGGTCGCGATTGAATCGTTGACCGGCAGCTCAGCCGTAAACGGCGATTCGATCGACACCGCAAAGGTGTTCGACGCTGACTCGATCATGGTGCACGTTCGCACCGAGATTGCGTCGGGTTCTCCGACCGCAGCGACGGTTGCGTGGAAATTGCAGGAATCTGCCGACAATTCCACCTTCGCTGACGCGCTGGATAATACCGGCACGGTGATCGGCGCGTCGTTGACTACCAAGACGGTCGCCAATGATAGCTACGCTCGCGTGGAGGGCATCATGCTCAACCGCAAGCGCTACCTTCGCATCGTGCTCACGCCGGCCTACACGTCCGGCACGAGCCCTGCGACGCTCACCTACGCCGAGTACATCGGCGTTGCCGGAAACGGCCAGGTCAGCGCCGGTCGTGCCGCCAGCAATACATAGTTGCGCACTCGCTTTTCAGTTGTCCGATTGTTCGGATGACTGGAGCGACGAGGGCACAACCTCGATACGATGAGAATCACCAACGAAATATTATCGGGAGACGCGAATAATTGGACGCTCGCCCGCACGCCAGTACCGAACAGCGTGACCATCTATGGCGGCGGCATTCGTCTCACACCCGGCATAGGCCAGGATTATTCTATTGCCGGGATTTCCGTCACTACCGTAAACCCGTATTCGGCGGGCCAGGTGCTTGCCGATTACGACGTGCTGGACGGCACAAATATCGTCTCCGGCATTAGCGATCAGCTATCGCCCTTTGCCCTCACGACGCTGCAACGGGTGAAAGACCTCCTCTTCGACCCGAACCTCACCATTTCGCTTACCGGCGCGTCCCTATCCGCCAGTTCCACCAACGTCACGGGATTGAGCGTCCCGGCCGGCAAAAGCATCAAAGTCGGGCAGATCATCATGGGCACCGGCATTCCGAACGGCACGACGATCGCTGCCATCGTCAGCCCGACACAGATCACGCTCTCCCAGGCCTCGACGCAGGACAACACCGGCCAGACGCTCATCGTGATCGATCAGACGACCGCCTATGACGCCGTGCTTGTGCGTTTGATCAATTGGGCGACGAATTACATCGGCAACGAGTGCGGCCGACCCAGTGGCTTCGTGCAGCAATCCTACGTCAATGACATCTACTCGATTGACAGCGCGGGGCAGAATTTCCTCTTGCTGCGCAACACGCCGGTGTTTTCGCTCTCGAGCTTTCAGTGGAGAGCGGGAACGCCGAGCAACCCGAGCTGGACCGACTTCCTTGCCGATGAATACGAGCTGGTGGACCCGCGCACCGATCCGATCAGCGGCACCGTTTGGTATCCCTCCGGCGAAATCCGCGTCTATGGCGCGCTGCCGCGCATCAACAGCAACATGATCCGCGTCAGCTATGTCGCCGGATATCCGGTGGATTGGAGCAATCCCGAGAACCATACGACGCACTGGCTGCCGGGCGATCTCACCAATGTCTGCGAAAATCTTGTGGTGCGCCGCTACCTGCGTCGAACCAACGGCGGCAAGAGCAGCATTTCGGTGGAAGGATCGACGACCTCATTCCGCAATGAACTCGACGCCGAAGATCTCGACGTGATCGGCCAGTACCGGCAGGTCACCTTTTAACGTATGGATTTTCAGGTTCAGATCGTCGGCCTCAACCAGCTCACCGCCAAGCTCGCCCAGGCACCCCAGATTGCCGCGCCGATTTTGCAGCGCGCGCTTACCGCCTCGCAGGCGATCCTCGCCAAATACACTACCAAAGGCATCGTGCCGTGGCGTACCGGATTTCTCGTGCAGAGCTTCCGCGCCGAGGTGACGACCGGCATGCTGCGATGGTTTCCAACCGCCAGTTATGCGCCGTATGTGGAATTTGGCACCAAGCCGCACGTCATTCTGCCGAAGGATAAGAAGGCGCTCTACTGGCCTGGCGCTTCGCATCCGGTAGCGCGCGTCAATCATCCGGGCACGAAACCCAACCCATTTCTCGAAAGAATTATCAGCACCGCGCAGCCGGACATCGACGCCATGTTCGTCGGCGCGCTCGAACAGATCACCCAGGCAATCGCCCAATAATCTATGGCCACCAGTGACCAATTAGCCAAGCCGATCAAAACGCAGATATTAGTGAACCTACAGGCGCTCAAAGACGCCGGCCGCATCAATTCATTCTATTCAATCGATCTTAAATCCAATCCCTTGGAAATGGGGCCGACCGACGGCTACCCGTTTGCCATCGTCGGCATGCCACGCATCGCTGCCGACTTCGAAGATTCAGCGACGAACATCCGCACCTATCGCTTTGACGTGCTCTTCGTGCTCGATCCTGCGACACTTACCCATCCCGATACCGACGTGGAGGATTTGATCGACGCGGTGCTCAACCAGTTCGACACCAATTTCACGCTCGCGGGGGCAGCACAGGCAGCGGTACTCCCCGCTACGATAGAGGGAAGTCCGGTATCCACAGGGGACCATACCCTTCTCGTTTTCGTGCTATCCTTATCAGCAAGAACAATATATTCAATATGAGCTTCAAAGCCCCACAAGACAAAATGATGAAAGCGCCGCCAAGTCAAAAAGGCTTTCACTTTGCGAGCGATGGGTTGCATGAGGCGATGTTTATAGAAGCCGCCTCGATTGAAGAGGCAGAAACGCTCTATCACAAGACCAAGAAACTGCTTGGCGTTGGTGGAACTGACGAAACCGTCCCCGAGCAATCCACAGCGCCCGCCGCGGAGGCGCCTCAAGAAAAGCCGCTATAATAATCACAATCATTTATGTCACAAAAAGGTATTGGACGTTTGGTGCAAATCGGGATGAAGAAAGAAGCATCTCGCGGCGTTGCTGAGACCAGCGCGACATATTGGACGCCGTGGATGGATTTGACGCTCGACGAAAAGAAAGAATTTGCGGTAGACGATCAAACCTACGGCATCGTGGAAGACAGTACTAACCTTACACAGGTGAAGAAGTGGTCCGAGGGTAGTCTGTCGGGCAACATAGCTGACACGACCTTCGGCCTCGTCCTCTATGGCATGTTCGGCGGTTATGCCGTCTCAGGATCTAACCCGTACACGCACTCATTCACAGTCGGGCAGAACGCGCAGCACAAAAGCTTGACCTTCTTCCTGCACGATCCGCTTGCGGCCGTCGATTACAGCTACGCCAATGGCGTCATTGGCAAGCTGGATATCACGGCGGAGCTGAAGAAATTTGTTTCGTTCAACGCCTCGCTAATGGCGCAAAGCGGCGCGTCGCAGAGCACCTTCACCCCATCCACGACTACGGAAAACCGCTTCGTCCCGCAACACCTCGCGGCGAAGTTCGCACTCGATTATGGCGGCTTGCAAGGCACCAAGACAGCGACCGGCACGTGCTCGACAAGCGCCCACGTCACCAGCCTCTCGATCAGCACGAGCACCTTGCGCGTCGGTATGACGGTGACCGGGAGCAATATCCCGGTTGGGGCGACCATAGCCGCAATCGTGTCAGCCAGCGCTTTCGATCTCTCAGTCGCTTCGAGCGGCTCGGCAACCTCCTACACGTTTGGACCCGCCGTTATCGCGCTCAAGAGCGCCAAGGTGTCGATCAACAGCAACATCGAGGCCCAGGAAGTGCTCGGCAACCTCGCACCCGCCGATTTCCTCAACAAAGAATTCAGCGTCGAAGGAACCCTCGAAGCTATCTGGCAGAATGAAAGCGATTTTAAGACCCAATTCATGGGGCCGACGCCACTCGCGATCCGTTTGGATTTTCTTAACTCTGACGTTTCGAGCAACCCCGAGCTCTATATCGACATGCCAAAATGCACCATCCAGGAGCTTGGTCGTCCTTTCAAAGTAAAAGATTTGATCTATCAAAGTATCAAGTTTAAGGCCGTATATAGTATTACAGACACATTGCTTGCAAAAATGGTACTCATCAACGCGATCACGACGTACTAGCTATCCCCGACCGTTTCCTTGACAACCACAGACGGCAGCGCTTTACTACCACTCATATGATACTTTTCAAGATAATTATCGCGTTTGCAGGGTTTCTCGTATTCGGCCCATTTTGGTTGCCGTTCTTTGTATACATACTCTATTTGGCGTTCAAGCCTAAAACAATGCCTTCGACGCCTATCAAATCTTTCCGATTTCACCGATAGATATGATCGACCGCGAAACTCGAGAAATTCTCACGCCGCGCGGGCACACGCTTAAGGTCTATACCTACATCACCGGCAAAGAAGCGCGTGCTCTTCGCGCACCGTATCTCCGACAGGCTGACGAGCTGCCAAAAAGTGTCATCGACGAAAAAGGCCTCCGCGCGTCGATTTACGAAACAGTTGAAAATCTCGCGTTAAAAACCATCGTCGTGACGTTCGATGGAAAACACGATGGTCTAGACGATTTCGATCTTCTTGAGACCTTGCTTACCCTCCCTGCCAGCGAATTCAAATTCATCACGACGGCTATCAATGAGATAATCGGCGACGGCGAAAACGAGGAAAAAAAAACGAATTAGAGCGAGCCGTTCACAACGCCCACCGCGGCCTTCCTGCCGATCTCTCGGAAGAGAATATGGCCGTCATTATATGCGACCGGATGCGATGGACGTATCAGCAGTATCTCGAACAACCCACGCACTTTATTCAGGCGCTCGTCTGGTTATGGGATGCGCGTGGTAAAATCAAATAATGGCCTCGAATGACACCGTGCTTTCAATAGTCGTCAAACTCATCGACGATGCGAGCGCGGCCATGCAGAGCATGAGCACCCGCATGTCCTCCGCGGTGTCTGGCACCTCAACCTCTCTTGAGCAGCTCACCAAGACCGGCGGCACTGCGAAACAATGGCAGGATGCCTACACCGCCTCAGCGACGGATTTTATCAACCAGCAGGAAAAGGTGACCAGTGCCACGGAAGAAGTCACCGACACTACAGAAAAGTCCGGCAAGTCCTTTTCGGGAATGGTCAGTACGATGCTCGAATATACGGTCGCATGGCAGGGTGTTGCGGCCCTGGAGAACATCGTCGAAGGTTTTTTTGACAGCGCAATCAAGAACGCATTGGACGACGAGGACGCGATGGCGCAGCTCAAAGTCAGCGTCGATAACGCCGGGTTATCTTTTAATGTTCTAGGGCCTCAAATTGAGGCGGTTGCACAGCAGCACGTGGTGCTTGGCTTCCAGGTTTCCGAGACTGAGCAAAGCATGGGAAAACTCATCTTGTCTACCGGCAACTATAACGACGCTCTCAAACTAAATCAGCTCGCGATGGACTTGGCGCGCAGCAAGCAGATTGATTTAAACAGCGCCACGCAACTCGTTGAGCAGGTGATGGCCGGAAACACCCGCGCCTTGAAAGAATATGGTATCTCTCTCGATAGCGCCGCGACCTCTGCGCAGGCACTCGATATGCTACAGCAGCAGGTACAAGGTTCAGCCGAAGCTGCCGCCGATACGAGTTCGGGCAAATGGCGAGCAGTTCAAACGGAATGGCAAGAGCTGGAAGGAGAAATCGGCGCCAAATTGATGCCGATTTTAGACAACCTCTTTAACACCTTTGAGCAAGATATGCCGCAAATTAAAGCGGTGGCCGAAGTTGTAATTGGGGGCATCACCGTGGCTGTCGAAGCTCTGGCCGGAGATATCGAATTGGTCGTGAAATATATCGATACTGTGGTTTCCGCCGCTCGCGACCTGGGAGCATTCCTCGGAAATGGCACCCAGGGAGTGATTGACATGGCAAAGGCCGATAATGAGGCCGCGCTCCAGGCATCGGGGCTTACAGACCAAAATCAGAAACTCGTGGATGCCTATAACAAGCTGCACACGAGTTCGCAAATAAGCATCGATGATATTCGCGCCGGAACCGTCAGTAGCACGGTATTAAAAGAGGCAGCGAAAGACCTGACGGCGCAGACAGCGGCGACCGGCTCGGGCTTTTCCGATATCGCCAACAGGATCGAGGGTGCCAATACCGCTATGGTATCCCATGCCGATGCCGTGGCGAAGCTTGGCGATACCTACGATCAAATGCGGCAGACCGCGATCATGGATCTCGCAGATTTGGCCGACTCATTCCAATCAAAAATGGCGACGATCGAGCAGAGCATTTCTCAGACCGAACAGAAGATCACCGACCTCACCAACAGCTACAACCAATCCCAGGCGGACGACACGGCGAAAGTCGCAGATGCAATCGTCGCGTCGGAGAATAAAATTAGCGATCTCAAGAAACAGCTTGCCGCCGCCACCACCACATCGCAAAAGCAAAGCCTTCAGGACCAGTTGACCGCAGAGCAAAAGAATTACGATAGTTCCGCCTCATTCCGCCAAGCGCATACTTCCGAAATGAACACTGCCGAAGCGCGCGCGTCGGAAACTGACTTGCAACGAACAATCGACGACTACAATCAGCGAGAGCAGCTCGCGCAGACCGAATACGACGCCAAACTCGAAATGCTCGACCAAGAAGAGAGAGATCAAGAGAAAGCGGCGAAGGACGAAATCAAATTAACGCAAGAGAAAGTGAAATCGATCGGGCAAGCTATGCAGCTCGGGCAACAACAATTTATTGCACTCTCGAACGAGCGTGTTAGCCTGACCACGAAAGAAGTAGATGCCGAGATAGATCAGTTCCAGCGCCTTGGCGCAGCGATCGGGCAGATCAAATCGGCAAACCCTACCTCTATTTCGAAAGTCGCACTCCCGAAATTCGCGTCCGGCGGTATCGTAACCAGTCCCACCATCGGCCTCATCGGCGAAGCGGGACCGGAAGCCATTATCCCGCTGTCTGGAATGTCGAGCGGAAGCGATTTGGCGTCGCTGGGTCCTCGCGATGCTGCGGGCGGCATCACCGTCAACATCATGGGCGGCTACTATCTCGATCAGCAGGCCTCCCGCGACTTCGCCGATATGATCGCCAAGACGCTCAACCAGCAGCTCCGCCTCCGCAGCGTCTAAGGTATGTCGGTACAGCTCAAGGTAAATTCCGTAGACGCATCGAGTTCGGTCGATTGGCTCAGCATCAATCTCAATCTCGTGCTCACCAAGGAAGTCTCGACGCTCAACTTTGATGTTTTGAAGACGCCGAGCGCTACCATTCCGGCGGTCGGCGATCAGATCGATGCCTACGACGATAGCGGGCACATCTTCGGCGGCACGGTCACAGAAACCGAGCTGAAGATCGACGGCGGCATTCTGGCGCGCTACAGCATTACGGCGGTCGATTGGAGCTACCAATTTGACTCCAAGAACGTCGTACAGACCTACACCGACATGGATCCTGGCGCGATCGTGCAGGACATAATCGAAAATTTCACCACAGGCTTTACCGATACCAACGTGCAGCTCGCCGGTTTCAATATTCCTTCGGTTAAATTCAACTACCAGCCCCCAACAAAGTGCATCCAAAAGATCGCGGCGCTTATCGGCTGGGATTGGTACATTGACGCCGACAAGGATGTGCATTTCTTCCTCGGCGACATCGCCGATGGAGGCGGCGATGGCACGACGGCGCCTTTTAATCTCGACGACACCTCAGGCAACCTCGATTGGCCCTCGATCGATTACTTGGTCAACGCGCAGAACCTCAAAAACAGCGTTTTTGTCATCGGCGCCACATACAAGAAAACCTACGATGCGACGAGCGCTATCGACGTGTACAAATCCGTCGCCGGCCAGACAACCTACTCGCTCGTCTATCCCTACGACCCCGACACGATGACCGTCACGCTTGACGACGTTTCGCAGACGGTCGGCACCTACGGCAAGGACGATCCCGTGGGCTTCGACGTGCTGTATTCGAATACCAGCGGCACGCGGCCCTTCATCGCTTTCACCACCGATCCTGGCGACGGACACACCCTTAAAATCTTCGGCGACGCAGAAGTGCCGATCCTCGGCTACGCCAACGATACAGCCTCGATTGCCGCCTATGGCGAGTTCCAGGACACGATCGTAGACAAGCAGATCACCACGGTGACTGAGGCGCAGCAGCGCGCGCTCGCCGAAATCCTTCAGTACGGCAACCCGATCAACGACCTGAAGTTCAACACCCTCAAAACCGGCCTCATGATCGGGCAGGCGATCACGCTCAACTCGACCATCCTCGGCCTCAATGTGACGCTCACCATCCAGCGCATGCGCGCAATCGGCTACTCACCGACGCAGCTCAAATACCAGGTAGAAGCGATCGGCGGCGATAAAGTCGGCTTTGTTGATCTCATGGCCGTGCTCTTGGAGCAGGAGCTCAATCAGAACTCCGTAGATGATACGACCATTTTGCAAGTGCTCTTGCGTATCGCAGAAACAGTACCGATTTCGGATGACACACCAGCGATTTCAACTTCGACCGGGCCATATACGTGGGATAACTTCGATTGGAATTTCGGAACATGGTCGTGATATTATATTTGTATGAACATTGAGGTTCGGGAAGGACTTGCACCAAAAGGGCGCGTAACAATTCGAGGATACCGTGCCGGAGCGATCGATAAAGTTCGGCCGCTCGCCGCGGAATTTATGCGGTGGCAGCGAAAACTTCCTTTCGTTTCTGGACAAAGCCTCAAACAAGCGCAAGCGTCTCTCGTTACCTTGAAACGACGCATCGACCTGATCTTCGACGAGTATAGTCTCGGCATAGAGAGCACGAACCACAACCTCATCATGACCGGCTCACTCACCGGGCGCGATCTTTTGGTGCAGTACCTCATTGGTGGCACAATCTACACCGGAGGCCTGAACTACGTGGCGCTGGGCACCGGCAACACAGCACCAGCCGCGAGCGACACGCAGCTCACCGCGGAAGTCGCGCGCGTACCGCCCGCACTCATTACCCCCGTCAATCATAATCAGATCGAGCTTCAGTGCTTCTTTCCGGACGCCAATCTCGCAAACGGCACATACCATGAGACAGGCTCTTTTATAAATGCCAGCGCGACAGCAAACAGCGGGCAAATTTTTAATCATGCGTTGCTCGGCGCTGCGTACACGAAATCAAATGGCGTCGATACTACTCTTCAGTTTGATATAATGCTCATATAATTTATGGCGATAACGAGCGGACAGACAGCGGATGCGAGCGATTTTATAAATTCATCATCGGGCGCTAGTGATAGCGGCAAGGTGCCGAAGCTCGATACCGATGGAGTGTTGGACAAAACATTCTTCAACCTGACGATGGCGTTCGGGGACGGTTCGGATGGCACAGTGACCATCTCATCGCCCACGACGCTCACCAGAGACATGTTCTACGACACGCTTACCGTAAACAGCACGCTGACGACCAACGGCTTCAGAATATTCGTAAAAAATACAATAAGCGGCACCGGGACGATTACCTATCCCACTCCCAACGCTGGAGGCGATGCGAACCCAAGCACAAACGCTGGGGGCGTCGGTGCCGATGGCTTTTCAGGCGCGACACTTGGCACCCTTCTAAATACACCCGGTAGTGGCGGGGGACCGGGAGGATCGCAAAATAATGGTAGTGGTGCTGCGGGCGGATCAGGGGGCAATGGCCTCGCCGGGAACACTGGAAGCGGTGGAACCGGTGCTGGTGGTTCAGGCGGCCATGGGGGCGGAGGCGGCGGCGGAGGCGCAAGCGGCGGGATTGTACTCATTGTTGCCCGCATATGGGCTGGCACATTTACTATTCAGGCAATTGGCGGTAATGGCGGCGTGGGTGGTGCCGGCTCAAGTTCGACGAGCGGTAGCGGCGACGGCGCATCGGGTGGTGCGGCGGCTAATTATCGTATCGGTACAGCCAGCAACACCGGCACAGCTGGTGGAAATGGCTCAGCAACATTTCCTGACGTCGCCGGTGTCGGCGGTGCGGGAGCCACTGGCGTCGGATCGTCGGCAACGCTCGGCCAGGCATTCGGGACCGACTATTTCACGACCGTCAATTTGATCGAAATCAATCAAGGGCTCGTTTTCAAATTCAAAAATATCTGTGGCGCTTGTGGCGGCTCAGGCGGCGGTCGTGGGCATACTGGAAGTGGCGGAGGTTCCGGAGGTAATGGCGGCCATGGCGGTATCGCCATTGTCGTCTATTTGAGCAAAACATGGACGGGCTCATATGTATTGACGGGAGGCACGGGAGGAACCGGCGGCACAGCGTCGGGATCAGCGAGCAACGGCGCGAATGGTGCAGACGGCATAACCGGAAGCCACTATGAGCTGCCCGTCAGCACCTTCCTCTAATACAAAGTGGAAAACACCCCAAGTGCATTTTGAGCCTGCTACAATAGTGGTATATGCCTGTTGAGCAAAAACTAGGTACAGGTGCGCTTCCCTCACCAGCCGATTATCGAGATACAATTGCTATTGCTTCCATAGCTCCCGCCGCGACTATTTCACTGCCGTCCACTTTTAACACGCCGCTTGGGTCCGTACTCATGCAGAGCCAGCAACCGGCCTGCGTCAGCCACAGCATCGTCTATCTCATCCGGCTCTACTGGTATCGGAAGACTGGCAAATGGATCGATTTCTCGCCGCGCTTTCTCGATATCCTCTCTGCCGAGCCCGATATCCCGCTTGATGGCGGCCGACGACCGCGCACCGTGCTCAAGATTGCCGCGTCGATAGGCTGCGCCACGACCGCGACACTCCCGAACGACGTAAACCTATCGATTGCGCAATACCGCGATCCTGCCGCCATTACCGATGCAGCTCGAGCCGAAGCCGCGCAATACAAAATTCCTGGTTATATCCGCGTGCAGATCGATCAGACATCGACGCGCATCGGCATCTTCATTCACGGCGCGATCTCGACGCTCTTCACCATCGGTGACGAACTATGGATGCCCGATTGGGCTGATAAAGATATCGACCCTTTGCGCACACCGACGCAGATCGTGAGCGGTCACCAGATGACACCGCACGGCTGGGATAACTCGACGCTCAATCGGCTCCGGAACTCTTGGAGCACCGGATGGGCCAACGGCGGCGACGCGGACTATGCGCCTGCCTCCTGGCTGCCGTACACGATCGAGCAGTGGGCAGTTGCCGATATTCCGACCGACGTTGCCGATTTCCTGAAGCAGCTCCCGAAATCAGCAGACTTTCATTACCAGTGGACAAAAAACCTTCATCAAGGCGACGAAAACGATGATGTGCGTATGGCACAAATCGCGCTCTTGATCCTCGGCTATATGCCGCCCTTCACGCCCGACGAATGGGGCGTCTACGGTCCCAAAACCGCCGCTGCTGTACTCGCTTTTCAATCCGCGAGCGGCATCAGCCCTGTATCGCCAGCCGATATCGGCCCTCTTACCCGCGCCAAACTAAATGCGGCGTTCACGCTATAAGAATATGAAACTCCCTACTCAGATTCTCACCGGCCTACAAAATGTGGTTTCGGGCATCCAAACGTATATTTCACAAATCCAGACAGCCTCTCAGTCGCAATACGCGCTCGCACAAACAGCGTCACAGCCGCAAGCGACCATATCAGCGCCTCAGCCCGCTCAAGTCGCTCCTAGCCCTAATCCTGACGATCTGGAGCGACCTTGGGTGAGCGGACCCGTTGCCCGGCATAACGTGCGCGCGATATGCGACCTAGAGGGCCTTACTCTTGCTCAAAAAGAAGATGTTACCGCCTGCGTTTACGTCGAGAGCCAATTCACCCTCAACGCCACGCATCTCAACTATGCTGTAGACGAGGTTACAGGACACCGTTATTTAGCATCCACAGACTACGGTATCGTGCAGGTGAATGACTACTGGCACATCGGCCCCGGCAAAGACTTCCCTTCCGCCGAATACGTGCTAAACAATCCCGAAGCTTGCGTCCGCTGGATGTGCCGATATTACAAAATCCACGGCAATCTCAACGCATGGGTTTCGTGGACATCAGGCGCTTACAAAGCATATCTCGGAAAAGTCTAGGTCGAATACTTATCACTTATCAAATAGGCTAAAAATCACTTACGTTTAAGTTATGAACCAAACAATTTACCGCCACATAATTTCATTCGCCACGACGTTCTTGGCAACTTTCGTCACCGTCTTCGGCGCCCTCTTGCTCGCCGGGTTGCCGGATCATCCGACGACGGCAATTGTCGCCGGCTTGGCGCTCTCCGCGGTGCGCGCGGCGTTTAAGGCAGCGTTTGAAGGCGCGGGGCTTTCGGGAGACACTATAAACAGTTAATGCCCTCTGCCTGCTAAGCGTTCAGCTGCAACCTTCTAATCAGTTAAACGGTATAGTCGCCGCCGCCAGTCGCTTTTGCAAGTCCTCAACGACACCTTTTAGTTCATTTATTTCGATCAGTGCCGAAGCATATTTAATTCTTAGTTCCAATCTCTCTTCCATAGCGGCCCGAATATTTTCTTGCATACGTCGAAACGATTCCACGCTCATGCGGGTTATCCTTGTTTGAACCTCCCTGTTCGCTACGAACGTTACTCACAATCTATCGCGCCGGCAATCTTAATTTTTTTGCCGCCAGTTTTCCCCAACCGCACTTTTACATTCGGCTTCACTCATGCTTCACTTACTGTATGGTAAAGATTAAGGTACAGTTAGAGTGCCAGAGCTACGGAGACATCCGTAATTCCGGCGCCTTAATCGGCACCATCACTTAAACCGCTCGCAAGAGCGGTTTTTGTGTTGTTCGATTGCTCATCGACAGAGGAAACCGTGTGTTTAAGGGGCGACACGTTATAATTAAAACGCCTCTTTTGAAACGAGATGATTGGAAATATGCGGGCGTGGCGGAATAAGGTAGACGCACGACCTCGTCGAAAGATGAAAGAGTGAGCCTTGAACAAGCTCATGCGAGGTGACTATACGAGTAAGTGCTTTAGGAGCTTGGTGTTCCCTTGATCCGAAAAGTGACTCGTCAAATCCTCGCCGCCCGCATATTTCCAATCATCAAAAGCCCACAGGGGTACAGATGCGAAAGGGCGGGAAATGAGACAACCGGCTCACCGCCCCATCTGATCTGTATCTCTGTGAAAATGTGGTTTGAGGAGTTGGGTACATGCGGGCTGCTTTGCTCGCAAAGGAGTTCCAATCCTCGCGACGAACAATGCAACGTCGCGTGCCTGCCCCTTCAAATCAACGGCTCAGACGCACTCACGGCCCTTAAAAGAGAAAGGCTCGGCGTTCCCGACCCTCTGTCTGTATAGTTTCCTTGCCACCTCTTCCTCAGTTTCTGGGGATCAGAGGTAGCCGGTTATGAGTGCGCGCTCAACGCTCGTAAAATACAGTTGGATCCCCGTTTCCGACCGGTGCATGCACGATCGCACGAACTTGCTCGGCCGGCCCTTGCTTGAATAGGATCTGTCCATAGAGTTTTTCAGCAGCTTCCTTTTCCGTTCGCGCTTGGACGTTTTGATCATCATCGTCCCATTTACCATCGCGGAACAGCTTCACTTTATAGTTCGTCATTTTAAACCTTAAATCTGCGGAATATACATATGGCTATGCCGCCGGGTAACCGCAATGCGGCATAGCAGAAGCCGCCCGATCCCGAGCGGCTCCGCGCGCACCTGCGCTTGGTACGCCTTCCGGCGTGGGCTCGCGCCCCACAGATACGCCCTCATCGTAGCACAGCCTCCGACTGCTATATGCCCTCACGGTGTTTCCTCGGGGTATTTCCTACGTATCGTCTCTAGTCGCTACATTACGTCCCTACAGAACCGCGCCGACAAACGGCGCGGAAACACTTGCATTTCCGTCCTTCGCGTACCCGGCTTCCAGCCGTGATCGCATTAGTTTGGTTGGTCAGTATATCAGTATCATGGCAGTGGCCGTTCCCGTCGGGATCATGCAGGAGCACCAGTGCAGGGCAATCCTCCGGATGGGGGACGCCGTCTGGGTCGGCGAGGTGGTGGGTGTCTGCCGTCTTCAAGGAGCAAGCCAGCAGAAAAAGGACACTTGCTTCGCGCGTCCTTTTAGCCTGGCTCGTCCTTGAAGACGGCCACGGCTGTCTCATAGATGTCCGTAAGCAGTTTGCAGTTCCAACACAAACTCCCGCGATCACGGCTGTCGCCGGATACACTCAGGACGGCCAGTTGACAATACATCAGTAGTGATGCATGTCGTGTTAAACATATTGACAATACATACAATAGGAATACAATGTTCGTATTAGCATTAAGCAATAATGTATGGGTAAATACAACGTAAGCATCACTGTTCTCATCGGCGATAACGAAGAAGCGAAAGCATCTGTTGAGGTAGAAGCATCATCAGCAGAAGAAGCAGTAGCTTGGGTCAAGCAGTACATCAATATCAAATATGAGGGATTGTTGAAGTAGTTTGACAGAGCTTTGGGAAGATGGCGGAATATAGGCCGCCTCCCCAAGGTTCGATTGTTGGTGAGCGTTGGATGATTGGTCTGGCTAGCGTTGGTAAGGGGTGCGGGGAGAGGGATTATCAAATCAATAAACCGAGTATATGAACAATGAAGTACATTTCAGTCACAACACGGACGAGTGGGCTACACCGCATGATTTCTTCGACAAAACCGCAGCGGAGTTCGGGGGCTTCGACTTAGATGTATGCGCGACTGACGACAACCATAAATGTGAGCAGTATTACACCATCGATAACAGCGGGCTCGACAATCCGTGGGCCGCGAAGAATTGGTGCAACCCGCCGTATTCAGCAATAAAAGCGTGGGTGCTGAAGGCTCGCCGCGAGCAGCTCAGGGGCAATATGACGGCGATGCTCATACCAGCCCGCACAGATACGGTTATCTTCCATGAAAGCATCTATAATCAGTCAAATGTCGAGGTGCGATTTATAAAGGGGCGTCTGAAATTCGGTGAGGCCAAAAACTCCGCGCCATTCCCTTCGATGCTCGTCATCTTTAAGCCTTTATGAAAATACTATTTCCTATTGCCCTTTTTGTTCTCGACCTCGCAGCAGCGTGCGTGTACGGCGCTTACCATGACTGGCGGCACATGGTCTATTGGCTTGCCGCCGCGACGTTGACCGCGTGCGTCACATTCTGATTTACTAATTCACAATACGTACTATGGAACAGAGGGAGATTAGATACAGGGCTTGGGACGGAAGCAAATACGATATTGGTTCGGATGGATCAGTGTGGAGTAATGACTTTAACAACAGCGGGATGCGTAAATCACTTAAGCTCTACAAAGACCGCGATGGTTACCATGTAGTGTGGCTTACGATAGGTGGAGCGAGACGTATCCACGCCGTTCGGAAACTCGTTGCGCTGACCTTCTTGGGCGAACGACCACCTAAGATGCAAATCAACCACAAGAACGGTATCCGCAACGACGACCGCGAAGACAACCTGGAATACCTAACATCCCGCGAGAACACGCTTCATGGATGGGCACGGGGACGCAAACATTCCAAGAAGCAACTATTAGCAAGTTCTAAAGCAATGACTGCGGCCAATATGCGCCGCTGGCACCCAGAACAATATGCAGCTTAAATTCCGCGCTTATGATGCGCTCTATAGCAAGATGATGTACTCGGAAAAGCTAAGTGAGTTCTTCCATGCCGTCGAGCAACGACCCGAAGAACAGCGTCCGCCCGTCATGGCTTGGACAGGCCTCAAGGATAAGAACAGGCGGGAGATTTATTTCGGCGACATTTACGATGGGCTGGACAATTTCAGTAACCCCGTGAATGGCGAGATTGAGTTTTGCACCGAACACGGTGGCGCATCACCTTTCTGCGACTATGACAGCGACTGCAATGACGGCATTAAGCCAGAAAGGATTGTAGTCATCGGCGACATTTACCAGAATAGCGATCTTCTTAAATAATATGCGCTATATGATCCGATGCAGTGAAACAGGTAAAAACAGGGAGATCACAGAGCGAGAAGTGCGCGATCTCATTATCAATGACTTCCGGCACGATATAGCGGTGATATCGGAGTACACCGACGAAGAAATTGCGAAACAAGTGAACGAAACGGACATCGACTACTTCTTCCATAACGATGCCTATGAGAGCAATGACTTTACGATAAAGCGGCACTAATGCCTCTCTGTCGCTGTGGACATTCTGCGTCCGATCACGAATGGCACCGCGCTACCATGAAAGGCTGGTGCAGGAGGAGGAAAGAATGCGGGCGGGGCGTGGAGGTGGGGTGTAGAGGGTATAAACCGTTTACTAAGAGCAGGCGGCCGGTCAGTAGGGTGATCGGACGACTGATTTATAAAAATAAGAAACGAGTATGATCAAACGACAACTATTCCTTGAAACCAGCCAAGACACAATGCTGGATAAGATATCCAAACCGCGCACCCGCGTTACCAAGGGCGAGCATGTGCGGCGCGCGCTCGATGCATATTTGTCTCAGCCATTGATACAGGAGGCATTGCGGCAGTACGAAGCCTCAGAGGCGTTGGTGGAATTGCCAGGGAAGCCGGAGACTTTAGGAGATTTACGGAAGAATGTATGAGCGACGAAATAAAAACAGCGGCGGATGTGCTGCATCGGATTAATGATATTGCGGCCACATACGCCGCATTAGAGATCGCCGGCCATATCCCGCTCGGCGCCATCACTGAGAATATGAACTGGGAAGAAATCAAATTGCTGTTCGTCTCCGCCATGCATCAGGCTGTGGAGGCGGTGATTGTGGAGGAGCGATGCTGCCCGGAATGTGAGTGCCCGGAGAGTTGCTACTTTGAAGGCCCAAATCACGTTCTAAATCAATGCCACTGGCCGGAGCATAAATGCCATGACGCCCGCCAAGAGCAACTTAAAAGGATGGAGCGGTTTTTCGGGGAGGCGTTAGGAGACTCAGAGACACGCGTATGAAATTTCAGATCTTCGGCTTTGAAATTGAGTTGCGACGCCAAGAGCGGCTGAGCGAATGCGAATGGTGTGGAAGAGCACCGCGTCGCGCTTGCTGCTTTATAAGCTATTGCGAGAACGGCTATCGCCTATGACCTCCCCTCACTTCTGCCTGTACGCCAAGCTCGGCCAGTGCCGCCCCAGCCACAGCACCGCCATCCTTCTAGGACTTGGAGTCGCCGTCGTGATCGTGGTGGAGGTTGCGGCAGTATTATTGGTTTAATTAGATGCGACTATGAAAGCAAAAACAAAGACAGTGAAAGCGTGGGCTGTTACGAATCTCGGCGGCACTAATCTTGTGTGGCACGCTTACGGCCCTTTAAGAAATATGGGGCTTCCTATTTTCTTGGACAAGAAAAACGCGGTGCGTGAGAAAATGCGACTAGATGCCGAAAAGCCGTCGCCTAATAGCGAGCTGTTTGAACGCCGTGTCATTCGATGCACAATCAACTACGAGATAAAGAAGCGCTGATCTTGTCCCTATGACCCCCGAACAACACAGAGACAAAATCATTGCGGCGTTCCGAGAGAAATTCACAGAGAGCGCTGCCGGTGGCTTTTTGAAGAAAGAGAAAGATTGGTCCACTTACGGAAATATGTTGATGGCTGATGCCCTTGAGGACTTCCTCACCCGTGCTCTACAAGAGACATGGGAGGCGGGCGCGATGGATCATGATGCTAAATGGCATCCACTCAACGATAAGAACGAGATGATTAATTTGCACGGATACAAAGAGGGCTTCCTCGCAGGAATACAGCGGGCGAAAGAGTTGGTGTCCCATACGAAACCGGCGGGTATTTTCAGTCGCACATGGATGGAGGGATTTACGACTTGCAGCACTGCGATCCTTATCGTCCTTGAGATCGAAGCCGAGCAGACCGGCATTTCCACCAACGAGACTGTTAAACTGTAGCGTAGGCTCCTTTTTACGCGGCGGGTAATCTTTAGGCACCCTCCACCACAAGGCGATACCTATTCGTTTTACTCGCCCATGAAGAACCAGTTATTTGTCGGCATCTCAAGAGAGGTCCCCATACAAAAAGGCGGCTTTCTTCTCATTGAAGACGAACCGCGCGCGGCCTCACAAGTCCGAATATTCGACCCGAACATTCACTCTTTCAACATCCTCGAAGGCTTGAACTACCGGAGAAAGTGCGACATCGTAGAGACCATCGACGCTCTCTTTACACGCGGCGAAAGCACCCTCACGAAAGATACCGGCCTCGACTTCATCGCCGACGCACTCGATGGCGCGACTTCGCTCGAAACGCTGATAGAGCCGCCGGATAAAAAATCAACGACCGGACATATTTGGGCATACGGGAAAATCAACCGGCTCATGCGCTCGCCCGTGCTCCGCAAGATGCTCTGCAACGAGACGAACTTTTCATTCAATCCACGCTCGAAGATCATCGCCCGCGTCAACCGCGCAGAACTCGGGTCATTTGATGCCTTGGCAGTTGGCCTCTTTCTCATCAATCAGTATCGCGGCCAAATCATCATCTCCGACTTTGGTTTTTATGCCCGCGAGATGCACGCTACCCTCTTGCACGAGCACCGTCTGATAGCAGGTGTTAACTTCCTCGACGAGCTGCCGCCGAAGCTCCGAAGTCTCGCCCTCCTCGCTGACATCATCCCGAGTGGCGCACGCTTCGACGACGCCGAGGAACTAGCGCACGCCAGAGGCCACCAGCGGGGCACAGTCGCTTTTAATGACTACAGGGACGCCGGTATGCGGGTACGTCCTCTTCCGCCGCCACAGCGCACTACAGCGCGTCTGGAGCGCACGCGGAAATTCGCCGCGAAGGAGCGGAAGCAGGTAGCGGCAGGAGCGCAGAAACCCCGCCGGAAATTTGAGGGTGGCACCACCTGGAGCGCGCCGGATGCGAGGGGATGGTAGGCACCTCACAGCGTCTCGAAATTTGCCCACAATTTTCGTGGATAAGTGGGTGGAAAACCGTGGATAGACGCGCTTCGAGCTCTGAAATACTTGGTTACCGAAGTGGCTGCCTAAATTTGAGGCACTTCATTAAGACATTGAAAACTAGTGTCAAGGACTATTTTGGGGGGCGTTTGATTGACACGATTTGTTACAATCCCGCCCCGCAAGCCTTCTATCCGGCGGCAAATAGAACTGTAGATAAAGATAAGACTTACACCGGATGCCATGCGCGCCAGACCAGCGCCAAATTACGAGCCCTTAGCGGAATCCCCCTACGCAAATTCCACTGAATATGACGCTCGTCTTGCGATCTCCGCCTCAAGACCAACGATCATCTGTGCGACCAAATCCCGCCGCGGATGGCTCTCGGGACGCCGAGCGGCGCGGTCGATAAGATCGGAGAGCGCCTCTTCTACCGATCGTATCGGCCCTTCAATAGCTCGCATAGAGAAACCCGCTGATAGTCGTTGGTGGAGTGGAATTGAAAAGAAAAGTGGCGCGGCGCCAGAGCACCGCGCCGAAGTTGCGGAAGAAACGGAGAGACATGGAGTTCCCTCAGCGCATCAACGCTCGACAGCGGTAATCGTCTCCATCAAAGCAGCGGCTGGCCGAATTTAAGCCGATGCCTTTTCCGACGTGATTAGCGCCGCACGAAATTAAGCGTTCTGTAGGAATTCGCCACGCTCATACTCGCGGAAATTGCGGGCGCGGATAGCTTTGTTGACCTCGACGAGTGATACACCACGATCTTCGGCAAAGTTCTTGCTCGATAAGTCGCCAATCTTCTGTAAATACTTCATGTCGTTAAAGTCGTCCTCGTTCAATAGTCATACGCCCGCAAATTCATCGAGTAAGTCAAGCAGCGTCTTGCCTTCCTTGGCAGCGCGTATCCGCAGCTTCTTATGTGCGCGCCGCCGTATGCGGGTGTTTATCGTTTTTTCGGCTTTCTTGTTGTCCATAGAAAGAGATTAGTTCTAATATCGGAACTATACCATGGGCGTTTGCGTGCTTGCCCGCACTTATCCACACCACCCGTGTTGCGTGCTTGCACGCGCATGTTATTCTTACTGGCAGATGAAGGAGAGCGGCACCGCTGACTAAGCCAGCGCTTCGACCCGCCGCCTCTTTCATTGCTCGTTGACATAAAGCATTCAGGTTCCTACGGGGGAAAGCAGAAACGGCAAAAATCCGATAGAGCCGTCACCGCGCACGGATTTCCCCGCAGGAACATGAATGATAGTTGTGAGCGTAAACCGTGGGCTTCCAAAGAGCCGATGTGCAGGAAGCATCTGGCCCGGCATAAATAAATCGCGGCTGATGAGGGTATAACGGACCCGAAACACGCAAGTGTACCGCGGAGTGGCCCCTGCCGGGGAATAACTGGCCACCAGTCGGCTCACGGTTTACGCTCACAACATCATAGCGAACAAGCACGCCCCGGAGCAGCGGAGTGCGACTTGTTGCAATCGTGGTGCGTTTGGAGGGGGATGCAGCTTCGCGCCCAAACGCTGTGCCTAAAGCGCTTTAGGAAATGAAAGGGAACAAGGTATGACCGCTCATTGATGTCTTACAACTGCGTTCACGGCTTCCCCTCCCAGCGCATCACACAAATTAAAAGCCTTGCGCGTTTTCTGCTGGTCACTTACAAGGCGGCCAGCACAGAGCGATAAACAAATTATTCCTATGAAAAACATCATCATTAACGCATCAATTACCGGCGCCATCTTCATTATGTGGGTCGCAGTCTTTGCGGTCGCATTCAAATAATATGCTCGGAACAAAAAACAAGATAGTTATCAATTCGATCTTCGGTTCAGTGATCTGGGAAAGCTCTAAGGAGACTGTCAAAGAGGCATTAGAAGACGCGAACCTCAAAGGCGCGTACCTCGAAGGCGCGTACCTCAAAGGCGCGAACCTCAAAGGCGCGAACCTCGAAGGCGCGTACCTCGAAGGCGCGAACCTCGAAGACGCGAACCTCGAAGGCGCGAACCTCAAAGGCGCGAACCTCAAAGGCGCGTACCTCAAAGGCGCGAACCTCAAAGGCGCGAACCTCAAAGGCGCGTACCTCAAAGGCGCGTACCTCAAAGGCGCGTACCTCGAAGGCGCGTACCTCGAAGGCGCGAACCTCAAAGGCGCGTACCTCGAAGGCGCGAACCTCAAAGGCGCGAACCTCGAAGACGCGTACCTCGAAGGCGCGAACCTCAAAGGCGCGAACCTGAGAGGAGCTAAGAACGCTCCACAGAGCTATGTCAATCTTTGCTCACGCGATATTCTCTTTATCTTGGAGAGCTTAAAATCAGAAGTGCCCTTTCTCCGCAAAGCTCTTGTCGAAGGCCACGTGAATGGCACGCAGTACGAGGGTGAATGCGCATGTTTGATCGGGACACTCGCGAAGGCTGATGGCGGTCTACGAAAGGTCTGCTCCGCAATACCGTTTTATGATCGCGGCCTCCACAATCCTGGCGAGCAGTGGTTCTGGAAT